ATGTGGGTACAAGAGTTTGCTAAAAAAGGTGGTGGTCATCATTCAGCACACGTACATTGGAATCAACACGTATCGGGTTTTTATTTTTTAAAATGCAGTGATAAAACTTCTTACCCAATATTTCATGAACCTAAAACTGGTGCAAGATCTACTAAATTAAAAATGAAACCAAACCTAAAAGGTGTTTGGAGTGGCACAGAATTAATTCATTTTAAACCTACGCCTGGAACATTAATTATATTTCCAGGTTATTTAGAACACGAGTATGCAGTAGATTTTGGTATAGAACCATTTAGATTTATACACTGGAATATACAAGCGGTGCCAAAAGAAATGGCAAAAGATGTTTAAAAAGAAAAAATATACAATTATCCGTCAAGCAATATCAAAAGATTTAGCAGTTTTTATTACAAATTATTTTTTAATGCAAAAGCAAGTTTATGATACTTGTAGAAAACATAGATATTTTTCACCTTTTGAAAATATATTAGGTCATTATGAAGGTAAAAATGAGCAAATACCAAATACTTATTCTCAATATGGAAATATTGCTATGGAAACTTTATTGCTTAAATGTCAACCAGGCATGGAAAAAGCTACAGGACTAAAATTATATCCTGCATACACATATGCTAGAATTTATAAAAAAGGTGATATTTTAAAAAGACACAAAGATAGATTTAGTTGTGAGATATCAACTACTATGAATCTTGG